CCAGACAACTACGCCTAATCTAACTAAAGTTCCTAAGACCTCTAGCTGATGTTCTTTTTCTTCGCCTATGTCTTTTAATTTACCTATCAACCCTTTCTTAGGTTGCTTAGTTTCTTCCATGCTGTTTTTAGTATTGGTTTTAGTGCAGTAACCGCCCACTTAAATGCTGCTGTAGCTGTGAGGGTGGCTGCTACAGAAACAACCGCAGTTGTTCCAGCCGTTACTAAAATTTCGTTTTCCGGGACAGGCATTTTAAAATCTGTAAACGGTATGTCTACTTTTCTTATACCCGTTGCTTCCGGTTCATCCTTTGCCTCTGCCTGTACTCCTTCAGGAGCTTCTAGATCGCTAGGCGGTACCACCATAGGAATGTATGATGGCACGTCTGCGGTAGGTAGAGGTATAGATATTGTTTCTATTGTCTGTATTGGTGGAATTACTATGGTGGGTATGTCCACTATTTATCAGCATCAATAGCATCGCTGACTTCTTTTGATGTCTTAACTACACCTAAAGTATAAGCTTGAGCTATCTGTGCATCTTCACCTACTGCTAATTGTATATTGTTAGCATTACAATGAGCTGTAAGTATAGATATTATGTCTGATGCACCTCTCATTGCCTGTGCTTCAGCAGCGTTCTGTATCCAACCTTTTGGGTCGTAAACATTATACTCAAGAGATTTAACTTGAGCATCTGATAATGTAATTGTATAATCCATAATTTTATGAAGTTAAAGTTCCGTGTAACATACATATAGTAATTCTTGCAAAAGGAGATGAATCGTGTTTACCAGCACATCTAAATTCTATTGTATTATTTGCAGCTAATTCAAGTACATGAGTAATATGTTGTGTTTGCCAACCAGACGCACCAGCATGTTCAGTTCTTTGCCAGTTACTACCATTTATTATCATGTCAAGTCTCTGGGTATTAGAAGAGTTTGTGTGTAAACCTACGTTTGCGTGTACTGAATACACACCTTGATAAGGTACTGTAAAAACTCCATTGCTGTGAGTCATACCACCATGAAGAGTTACTGTTGATCCTGTAACTGTATGTACAGTCATATCATTAGAGTAACTATTATTATCACCACCAACAGCCATTAGTGCTCTAGGCATGTGCATCATTGACACATGACCATTATGGTGCATAATTAGTGGATCTCTGTCACATTCTTCCCAAGTTTGGTTTCCGTTATTACCATTACGTGTTCTAAAATGTATATCACCATAAGAAGTCCAAAACTTAAACTTTTCAGTACTATTTATATCGTGTTGAATACCAGCCCTTAATTGTTCAGTACTGTTAACAACTCTTGAAATTTTAAGTCCTACGGATCTGTGATTTGAGGAAGAATTACCTTCTACCCAGTTACCTTTTGTAGCACCAATTATAACAGACTGTCTTTGGTTAGATGGAGAGTTGTTGTTACCGTAACCACCTTCTGGATAAAATAGACCAGCAGGGTCAAATGATTGATGATGAGTTATATCTCTTTCAATAGGTGACTGTACTGAACCAGCTTGTAAACATTTATCAACATTAACACCTGATGCGTTTGTATACAGCTTAACTGCATTATTATGCCGTAATTGTACATCTCCGTCATCAGTAAATGTAGCCATGGTTTCACCACCATCAGCACTTTCTATTACTACTTGATTACTTTGAAGAGTTAAATTTCCTGTTCCACTTTCTCTAAGAATCGAGTGGCTACCATCGTGATATATTTGTAAATCCGCCGAATCACCGATTTGTATACGATCATCAGTAGAAGCACTACTATCTCCTAGTATTATATTCTTACCATTAACATCTAAGTTACCACCTAGCTGTGGACTTGTATCTGATACTAAATCTGTATTTACTGTCTCAAATGTAGGATCTGCTCCGTTGTTTGCACGTAGAAACTTGCCATTATTAGATGATGTGCCGTGTGGCAGTTTGGCTAGAGTTACACCTTGGTCTGCTAATTCAGAAGTACCCACAACCCCATTTGCTATTTTAGCTGCTGTGACTGATAGGTTTGCTAGTTCGCCAGTGCCTACGGATCCAGCATTTATTTTAGCTTGTGTAACTGCATTATCTGCTAATTCTAAAGTGTTAACTGAACCGTTAGCAATAGCATCTGACCCAACTGCGTTATCTGCTATATGTTCATTTTGAACAGCATTATCAGGTATTTTAGCTGCTGTAACTGAATCGTTTGCTAGTTCTGTAGTACCTACGGCACCGGCTGCTATCTTAGCTGTTGTAACTGCATCGTCAGCTATTTCTAAAGTGTTAACTGAACCATTAGCGATAGCGTCTGAACCGACTGCATTGTCTGCTATGTGTTCATTTGAAACAGCATCATCTGCTATCTTAGCTCCAGTAACTGCGTCTCCTGCTATCTTAGCTGTAGTTACACCACCGTCTGCTAGTGCACCAGTAATATATAGCGTACCACCCATATTAGCATGGGATGTACATTGATAATATAAAACATCAGGAGCATCGTGTTGTACTTCTACAATAACTGTACCACTACCAGCGTTGTTTGTAACGCCAGTGTTGTATGCAGTACCGCTTGCACCTGATGTGCTTTGTATTCTTATAGGATGAGCACCTGTGCCATTCTCAAACCTATATGTTTTACCTCTTGTTAGGTAAAGTGTGGGGTCGTTAACTGTTCCGTTAAGACCCTCTCCTTGAAAGGTGTAGTGATCTGTACCGCTAGCACCTATTGTGAAAACTCGATCTAACGCATCTGCATCTAGACCAGCTCTATTTATTTGTGTTAATGTCATTCTGGTTCAGAAGGAAAAGTAACTGATGTTAAATCTAACTCACCTCGCGCATCAAGTTTAGGATTAGCACTTGCTGGTAAATCTCTTAATTGTTGTCGATAAGTTTTCCAAGCATCAGTTATTGTTGTTGTGTCAGATAATGTCATCCAATCGGTTTTTGCTAATTTTTTATCTCTTTCAACTCTTAGTAATCTCATAGGTTCGGCATTATTTAATCTTGTTACTTCAGCATCTATTTCAGCTTCAGTTGGTGCAGGACCGTTATCTTGCCATATAAATCCTGAGTAATCATCACCAGACCAAGACCAAGCTTTACGGGGTCTAAGAACTTGAACAGCCATCTGTTTATTATAAATCATCCTTTTACCTCCTGTAAAAACATGTAGGAGCGCAGGCTAGAGCCTGATCCACCTTGAACTTGTACATTACTACCATCAAGACTTTTCAACCCTATTCGATAAGTTATTGCTGAACTTGTGCTTGGTGAATCAAGATACCAGTAAGTATGACCTCCATAACTATAAGAACCACTATCGCCAGTATGATATTCCCCTGCAAATTGTCTAGCTAATTGTGTAGAATCACCTACACTTCCATTGTGTATTGATGTACAGGGTCTTCTATCCCTATCACCCCAGCCCTCAACACCTAAAACAGCATGCACTATAATTTTACTGCTAGTCGCACTAGGAGTTATGGTGCAAGTTAGTCCAATATCTTGAGCACTTGTATTTGTAGTACTATAAGTATTATTTAAATGTGACATTGATGTAGTTTGTAGAATGTCACCAGCGTTCTGACCTAGTCCTGATGCAGTAGCAATATTTGAGTTATCGTGAAAATGTATAGTCATTATGATACCTCCGTTAAATTAAATTTATACTTTTTACCAGAACGGTTATTTTTTAAGAACAAGTCTGATTCTCCTTCCTGTATTGTCCAGTCACCCCAAGTTCCGTCGACATCGTTAGATTTACCTTCGTTAGATAAATGCAAGTCATTGGTGTATATGTTATCCCATCTTTTACTAGATGTTCCTAAATCAGGACCTCCATTAATTAGAGGATATATGGTTCCGTCACTTTTTATATAAACTGTATCTTGATTATTATATCTAAATTTAATTGATTCATTAGTATCAGAACCTCCTGAAATATATAAACCATTAACATGATGTTGAATTTTTCCGTAACCATTACCTGTCCAAGTAGAGCTATTATCAAATCTTATATCGTAAGCTGCTGCTATTTTTAGACCCTGATTTGTTGTTTCACAACGCTTTGCACCATCATAATATAGCTCTACGCCTCCTCCATGATTACATTCAATATTTTTTTCCCAAGCTCCATCACCATAGTTTTGTATACCAAAACTTCCATCTGAAGCAGCTACATCAATTCTCCATTGATCTTCGTTATCATCAGCATCATCAGCATCTAGATAAATTTGTGCTCCATTACCTTCACTACCTCTAACTCTTATTTCACCGTTACCGTTTTGATTATCAACCCTAATACCTGTGCCAGTAGTTCGAAAAACTTTTTCGTTGTCGTGAAATAGCTCTACGGCTCCATCATGAATAAAGTTTGCATAAGTATCGGTATCATCTTTATCTCTAAACCGAATAGTATCTGCTTGAATGCGTAGTTCGTTTCCTATAGTGTCTGTAATTTTAGACTGAGATCCATTATGAAATATATGTAAGTCTCCGCCAGTTCCAACTTTTATTTTATCATTATCAGCTATAACAATATCATTACCATTACTTGCTAAGTCACCGCCTAGCTGTGGTGATGTGTCACCAACTAAATCTGTGTTAACAGAGTTACCAGATGCTGCTGTAATACGCCCTTGAGCGTCTACAGTGATGCTTGGAATAGAAGTTGATGAACCATAACTACCAGCAGTTACAGACGTGTTAGCGAGCTTTGCAGCAGTCACTGCGTCATCTCCTAGTTTAGCAGTACTAACCGCAAGATCTCCTAGTTTAGCAGTTGTAATTTGACCATTATCTATTTTGTCACTAGATATAGCAGCACTTGCTATTTCTGTTCGACCTACAGCACTAGCTCCTATTTTAGCATTAGTAACTGCATCGTCTGCAATCTTAGCTGTAGTAACCTGACTGTCAGCTATTTTGGCTGTAGTAACTGCATTGTCTGCAATTTTTGGTGTAGTAACTGAGCCGTTAGAAAGCAAACTTCCAGTTATAGACCCAGCTAGTTTAGTAGCTGTCACTGCTCCGTCTGCAATTTTAGCTGTAGTTACATTGCTATCTGCAATCTTAGCTGTTGTTATATTACTATTTGCAATTTTTGCTGTAGTCACGTTTGCATCTACAATCTTGGTAGTTGTAACTGACCCGTTTTGTAATATAGCAGAGTTAACTGTGTTGTTACTTGGTGTACCAATATTTACTGTTGATCCGAT